ATTTATAAAGCATCACGCTTCCTGTCACCAACAGGTGGGAATGTTTAACGTGTTTCCCGGAACACGGTGCCAAAATTAAGTCTGACCGAAATAAGTTAATCTAAACTTAGCGACGCGATCGTCGTAATCTAAGTCCAAACCATGTACCATTTCAGTCAAACCATGCCTCTCAGCAACTTCCTTCATTTGCGCACGACGATCTTCGTACTTCTCACGCCCATACAGAAACCATTCAGTGAGTGCTGAACCAATACAACTACTGGCAACAGTCTCTGGTGTTTCTGTCTTAGACTTAAGATTACTATGAAGGGATTTGAAGATAGACTGTTCATCAAGGATGCCCATATAGAGGTTCAATTCCTCATCGTACCTCGGTCTTCTCTTCAGAAAATCCAGCTCATCACAATCCAAATAATCAGTTACATCTGACGTTTTATCCGGCGGTGTCACAACCATATCAAATTGTTCACACCATTTAACGAAATCAACGTTATTGTAATCAATTACTTTAGATATACTGCCACCATAATCGTCGCCGTATGTAATCATACTAATGTAATCTCTATAACGTGCATTCCACATTCTTCCATCCTGCCATGCATAAAATGCACAGCGATGCAATAAAGAGTTCACAATAGAATTAACATATGCTGTCATGGATTGACCTGACGGATTAGATCCAATAAATTGGATAAAATCTCCATTATAGGCAGTAACTGCGCATGCCACCTCAGTTGCTATGACCCGCATTACACATATATCATCCTGAGTATAATTATCAGGAAAACATTGTGCAAACGAAATCATAGTATCAAAAGCCACAAAAATCAATTGTGCAGGCATACGCAAATCGTATTTGGCATAATCGCCGGCATAGCCGCGATCTTTTCCAAATTTACGAATATGTTTGAAAAGCTGGTCCATCTCAGGTCCATGTGCATTTATTCCTATCGCACATTCGGACATCAATGGATGTTGGGATAACATTCTAGCAATGGGTAAAAAGTACTTTCTCATTGCAAGTTGTAACGGCATACTGGCTGCTTGAAAGACCCGCACCTTATCTTTCGCAATAGGTGTAGGTTCATCTTTCAAACAAGCTTTAAAAGGACAATTATGTCTCTTAAATTGCCGCGCATTGGCCTCAAAAGCTGCCAATTCATCCCAATGTGTGGGTTCCAACGTGCGCGGACAAGCATGTTCCTCATTAGGTTCCAGCTCAATAACATCTTGAGATTTTGGACCACTAAGAGGAAATCCCCTGCTTGTCGCAAGATTCATACTATCAATGAAACGTTTACCATCAATGCCGGAAACAATTTGTACTTCCGTCAATGGCTTCAATTCCTTCAAATAATAATCGTATTTACTCTCTAGCATATTTGCTATAGGCAAAATATAATCCTGTTTGGCACGCAACAATAATGTGGGAGGAACTCCACTGGAAGGATTCGCCGAATAAACCAACGATGCCCTCCATGGTACCCAAGCCTGATGACCATTTGGTCCCCTAAACTTGGGTGGGCCCCATTTATTAGGGACCTTCGTCACTTCGTGTACTGTATCAGATATAATACTCGGAGTGACTTTGCTAATGGCAGTAGCACGGCCATTGCAGGTTCCTAAGATTTCCAAATTACCCTCTTCAAGGAAATTTAATGGACTCTTAGGGTGGATTTGATCACCTACAATGTGATCAATTCCA